GCGCAAAAAGTTATGGAAAACCTCAACACTCAGATTCGTCGAAAATATTACTCGCGTCATAGCGCTTCAATGACTGCGAATGGACTCAAACTTGTAAGGCAACGCGAAGAGACTATTCAAAAAATCATGAATATGAATTCAAAACTCAAGACGATGAATCAGGGTGCTCTTCAGGTGCGTATTCGTAAAATAGATGATGAATTAATACGTTTGACCAAAGCCCTTGGAAATCAGTCGATACGATACAACTATGAAGGTGGAAATTATCCAGTGATTGTGAGTAGAGAGTATGGGCGGTGGTACAGGGAAACGATGGACCCAAAGGAACGTTCCACTAAAATAAAGGAACTTGAGGAAAAGTTGAGGAACATGCACCCCGCACCAAATAACAAATTCGGTCGATTTACAAAGAACCAGGGGCGACTCGAACTCAACAGAACGAAACTCATTATTGAAAGGAACGTTTTGCGCAAGGCTCTTGAACTGCGCAAGAAACACCTCGGCCCTGAAAAGCCGGCTCGAAACAAGTTTCGCTCAATCGTGACACAAAAAGTCCTTCCGCCCATCATTCAAAATATCAATTATGCACCGTACGGAAGGAAAACACTCAATGCCATGCGAAGGTTCCCCGGGTACAAGGCCCCGAGTCTCGAGAACTACGCGCGCGAGAAGAGAAAAGTAGATAGACTTGAGCGTGAAAGGAACCGACTTCTGCTTAATATAAAGACTCTTCAGAACGCCCTAGCGCGTCGAAATAATAATAACAGACATAAATAGATGACCCCTCGTCGGCCGCGTCACATCACAGTGAGCCGGAGCGGTCGCGCCTGGCCCGAACGGTACTTTGCCGGTCTGAGCCGGTCCCTGAAACTCACGCGTGAAAAGGAGCTTTTGAAGCGGAGGAGGCTCCCGTACTCCAAGCTCCGTCTCGGTAAATCCAACGTGGGTGGTACCAAGCAAAAGTCCAAGTGGACCCAGTTGTTCCACAAGACGTACCCGAACCTCAAGTTTAACAAGAATGCTATCGCGCGTCGGACGGGAATAAGCCGCTCGACGCTCAACACGGTCTACAACAGAGGACTCAAGGCGTGGAAGACTGGTGGGTCCCGCCCGGGTGCAACGGCCGCGCAGTGGGCCATCGCGCGTACGTACAAGTATGTGCTCGTTACGAAAGGGAAGGCCCCAAAGGCTTGGTACGCGACGAAGTTTGATCCGGATAACAACTTGAGGCGAACCAGCCGACGCTAACACCAGCACCCACGAGCCCCACGAGGCTGATGGTGCTGAGAGCAACTGCAATCTGAAGACCCCGCATATATCTATTTATATGCAGAGTTTTTAAGCTCGCTTTCGCTTGAGAGAGAAACGCACCTTGAGACCCTTTTGAGGGGTGGCGATACGGGCCGGGGCGCTTCGGGGGCGAGGAGAACTCCTTGGAGTTCGACGGGGACTCCTTGGAGTTCGACGGGGACTCCTTGGAGTTCGACGGGGCGAAAGGGAACGACCAGTCGCTCCGCGACTGCTCGGTGACCGGTACTGCTTCATCTCTTCCGCAACTTCTTTCCGAATCCGCGCGATACGTTTCATCATACCTGATGCCATTTTTGCAGTTGTTACGGCACGCAACATGTTTATGTTTGCGCGGGACCCGTTATATACTGGAACTTGTTTCGTTTTACCATACAGCGATTGTGTGGGGTACTTCAAATTGGGCTTCACGGTTTTGTACATCTTCGTTTCGGTTTTACCGAGAGGGATACTCCGGGACCGACCGAAATCGATGGCCCACATACCCGTGATGCGTCCGGCCGAGTCGGTACTGACTATGATATTTTCATCGTGCAGGTTCCCGTGGGACACACCACGCAAGTGCATCTCCTTGACGAGGTACGCGACGCGACGCGCAATGTTCTTCCTGTTCGCGCCTGGGTGTTTTGAAACATAATTACGCAGGGTCGTGGATGATGCGTTTCCAACGCGCCCCATGAGGAACACGGTCAGGGTGTCTGAATTAGTGTACGCGTTTGGAAACATTTCGTTTCGAAGCTCTTCTGAAAGGTTCTCGTTTATATTGATAGTATGTCCGTTTCCCTTTTTGAATCGAGGGACCACAAAGGTTCCCTGAAGCTTCTGAAGTGACGCGTACTCCTGGGGCGCATAGTCGTAAATGAATTTCATGAGACGACCGTTATTCGTCTTGTACACGCGACCATTCACGCCACCCCCAAAGAACTTTATAGGTTTGGGCCAACTGGGGTTAATGTTATGAGCGATCTTTTGGGCGAGTCGTGTGTTGGACATTCCTTGTTATAGGTGGAGGGAAAAGTTAGAGCCTTCGAGTCCGACGGAGTGAGTTGCTAAAGCAACTCGGTCACGAGTCCTCCTTCCTCCCTGTAAAGTAATCGTCCAGGAACTTTTCGAACCTCCGTCCCTTTTCTGTGAGTTGAACGAGCCCTTCGTCCGTGTACCCAATGTCCTCAAAGGGATCGAACGAATTTTTGATCAAAATGTCCCACCGTTCCTTGTACCTCCGGTCTGCAAAGGACCCGTGCCAAAAATGGATGATAGTTCCATCGACCCAAGACACCCTGAAGTTCTTGAGGCTCCTCTCATACAGTTTCAACATCATTTTGTAATTTTCATGCATTGTTCCTGGACACGAAGTCTGACCCAGACCTGCGAGGCTCATAGCCATGTGTCTATCACCCGAGCCGAGGATGGCCCAATCGGGCAAACCACCCATCTTCTGGAAGGCTTGACGCGTACACGCCCACGCGTACCCTGGGTGCCAAAACCCGTACTTGTCTGACGCGGTCCATGCGGTTCCAGACCCAACAAACATGTACGCGAAACTCTTATCAATCTTGATCGCCTCGTCATCGGGCCCGAGGTTTACTGCCGTGCGCCACAACTGAACCACGTCAGCACTCTGAAGCTCGTGGACAGTGTCACGGACCCAATTTTGGTTCAAAAATTCAATGTCCGCATCGACCCACGCCATGTTCACCCAATCCTTTGGAAGAGCCTTGACCCCCAAGTTTATCAGATTCTCCTTGAGCCATACGCGACTATCGCTTGTGAGTTTGATGTGCTCGTGAACCCGGAGAGGACCGAGCGCGGCGGGGCCCATAGCCTCCACGACCACAAGTTTGACACCTGGAGTCGCCCTGTACCACTCGACAAACTGGACAAAGAGGTCTCGGCGTCGCTTGAACCCGCAAAAGTTGAAGTAGGGCAAAATGACATAGAGGCAGTCGCTCTTTGGCTTGAAGCAACAGCTCATCCTACAATAAACTCAGGATTTTCTCCAAACAAAAATCGCGTGCCGAGGTGAGACGGGGTGTCTGAATACACGTACTCGGCTGTTCGAGTCTTCCACGTAGTCCGAACTCGTCCATCCTCTGTATATGTCCAGTACTCACCATCAAACTCAAGCCCTTCATGGACTTCAAATTGATAATCATCGGGGCGGGCGTAAAAATATAGAGCTTTTTTGGTGTGCGGGTCATACCTCCATATATAAGGAGGACCAATACGGAGACAAGGGGCCTTGATTTTGTTATAAATTCCGAGCGCCCTCCGCGTGTCTATATCCGCGTGAAGGGCGATCCGTTCAAGGATACGTGGATTCATTTGTGAATCAAGGGAGTGGCTCCTCTAACCCACAGATCTCACGTATCTCCTTTGGGTCGCGGCCCTTGAGTGACTCGGCAACGGACTTTGAGCCTGCATCAAGCAGTTTCTCATAGCCCAAGTAGTCGGCCGCAAGCATCAAGGGGAAGGCGTCACGGGGTTCCTGAAACACAGGCAAGGACTCAGACTCGAAGAACCGGACGACCGTCTCCATGATTTTTGAATCAATATTAGGCAAAGGGACCCAGGTATCGTCCGTACAGTCCGTCATTTCACAGACCATTTTAAGGGTACTACACTCGTCCACGAGACCTTGTGGAATCGCGTGGACGTGTCCGTCATTCAGTTGAACTTTTGCCATACCCTACATACAACGCTTGTTTTTAACGGTACAAAGCAATCTTCCCTTCCCAAAAGGCACACTGGGAAAACAGAGACATATCAATCTCTTTCGCCAACTCGGGGAACAAAACGACGATAAAGTCCCGAGCCTTTTCGAACTGTTTCCGCCGTTTCGCCTCCATTGCATACCCCGCCAAGAGTTTCTTACACGTATTCACCACCTTTTCAGCTGTGTGCTCATCCATATAAGTGTCTAACACAGCCTCTATGTTTTCAAACGCCAGTTTGGGAACGTCGGTATCACTCCACGACGAGTCTATATAATCACCAACCTCCCGTACTTTCACCGGAACGTTGACGCGTTCCTTTTTGGGAGACCCAATGACCACCGTCTCAACTTTTTCGACCGTCTCGTGAACCTTTTTTGACGCCGACTCTATATTTTCCAAGTACAAAAACGGAAGAAGCCGAGCGCTAATCTCACCGATTGGTTTGTGGAAAACACCAACCACGAAAGTACTCAGAACGGTTCCTATAAACACCGCGACACTTGCCATTATACTGTACCCTGATAATTTTAAAACGTATCGAACAGATCGTCAAAGTCTAGGTCGTACTCGACGGGTCGGAGGCGCTCCTCCCAAAGCTCACGAAACAGGTCCTTCTCCTCCTTTTTCATTTGCTTTTGAAGCTTCCAAATCTTCTTGAGTCTCTGGGTCCGCTTGTTCTCCTTGCTCTGAACAGGCTTGGGAAGTGGCGGAACGCACAGAAGGACCAGCATTTTTGATGTAATAAAGGCTCTGGTCCTTATATAACTAAATGGAGGGTTGGATCGCAGTCACACGGTCGACGACGCTCGGAACCCAACCCCGCCGGGTCACGCTCAATGACAAGAACTATGTCGTTTGGCGGAATCATAAGCACGACGTCAAAATCATTCCGGACGCGTGTAAGCACAGGGGCGCCTCTCTGAGTCTCGGCAAAGTCCTTCCGGACGGGTACATTGAGTGTCCGTACCACGGGTGGAAGTATACGGAGAAGAAGCTGTGTCGCCCGTGGACCGAGTGTGCCGACCAACTCCAGATAGATTTCGATAAGAGAGACCAAGACGGTCTTTTGTGGATTCGCCCCAAGGGTCTGGAAGGCCCGGACCCGCCCGAGGTTCCACACATGACCGAACCCGGGTTCAATACCATGTGGTTCGAGACGACCATCGAACAGTCTGCTCAGATGATTATTGAGAATGGAATTGATCCGTGTCATGCCTCGTGGGTCCATGCGAACCCTCTTGGGTTCGGGACAGCCGGTGAAAAGCCCACGAATGTGCGCCCCAAGGGTCATACCATCGAGTTCGACTACGTACCGAACCGCGATGCCCTTTCGACCAAACTGTTCGGTCTAAGTACGACGCACAATTTCCACACATTTGTCCTTCCGTACACGACCTGGAGTGACGTGGTCGTCCATGGTTCAAAAGTCCTGATGACATACGTGACCCTGTGTCCCTTGAGCGATACGCGAACCAAGATGTTTGTTGGCTTTTCCCAGAACTTTGGTGTTCCTTCGTCTCTCTTTGTCCTCATGGGCAAAGCCATCGTCGAACAGGACCGGGTCATCTTGGAAAACTTGGACTCGAGCTTTCGGTTTAAGGGTATGAATGGAGAACACGACGAGCTTGTTATCGCCTACAGGGAGGCGCTTCATAATTTGATTTTCAAGTAAGGAAAAAAGGACCGTATAGTATAATGGACTTGTTTGTGACCCCCGAGCTGTGTAAGATGTGCATTCACTACAACTCCAAGGAGAGGACGTGCGTGCGTTCCATCGTCGCCAAGTCAAAGTCCAAGGTGTTCTATGACTATGCCAAGGCTGTTCGGTATGACCCAAAGAGGTGTGGACCCGATGCGAAATGGTTTCAGGAGGCGGAGCCTTAAGGACACGAAACTTAATTTAAAAAAAATGAAGGAGATGAATGACCGTATCTTGGACTTGGTGAAGGAGCGCATGGCAAAGGGTCGTGCCCAATACGGTCACGGTCTCCTTGAAAAGTCAGGGTACGATTGGGTCCAAGAGGCGCTCGAAGAGGCGCTCGATCTATCGATTTACGTTGCGGCTCGTCTTGTTGAGATTAAGAACACTCCTCCTCTTGAGCGTCATTGACCGCGTCCCCTTCCCGTGAGCAGGAACAACAGACAAAAAAGAGTACTTTTTCTTTCTAAACCGTAAACCCCGAGGCCCTGTAGGCACGGCCCCGAGACTTCTCATAATTCGCGTGGAAATAGGCATACTCATAAGAGGGACTTGGTTCCTCACGTTTATTCCCTCGTGATAAAGAGGCACGCCCGCGAGATATGCCGCATTGACTCCATACTTCCGGAGCCGTTTCCCTATCCCTTGTTGATACTTGTTCGGCGCCGTCTGACCTTTCCACGCCCAGATCTTTCCGCCCTGTGGAACATAACGCATGTACGTATTGTTTCCGTACTTGAGTTCTGCTCCATAATTGTTTGTGTGTATACGCAAATTATTGTTGTTTCGAGTAACAAACAAAAGCGCCCGACTGAACTTTTCAAAGTTTGTAGGGGTCATTCCTTATTTTACTCCAAGATTTATTCCATCGACCGCAGGAGCAGACAAAGCTCCCATATAGATGTCACTTGGGGACACCACCCCGGGCCTGCATCCTTGAGGTCCGTAAACTGAACGCACTTCCAGTTCTTCATGTGACGCGCCGTTCCGAGATTCTTGAGCGAATCGTCGACCAAAACATTGAGTTTGTGGTCCTCAAACATGTACGCATCGGGTTCAGGCTTCAAAGGGCTTTCCATAGGGTTCCCGGGACACCGGATAGCTACATTGTCCCCGATGGCTAGACCCACCTTCGAGGCCCAGACCCACGGGGCGTTTGTGAAGAGGGACACGTGCCACCCCTCTCTGGTCAACTCGTAAATCTGTGCCGCATCAAACTGGAATTCGGCCGTATCGATAACCTCTGCAAGGTGGTTCAACAAGGGCTTATCATAGACTTTTTGGTTAAAATCACTCACGTCCATCTTGAAAACCTTCTGAAGCCCGCGAGCCGTGTGGCCCTGAGCTAGGTACAGAACGTGATTCGTTGCGTACGGGTCTTTACACTCTGGAAGTTTAGCCTTGACGTACTTGACGCAATTGTGCTGAACGTGTTCGAGGAGGGCTTTATCCCGAATCAAGACGCCATCGATATCAAGACGAAGCGACTTCATTGGTACTAGAGTGACTTAATTCTCTAACCAAACAATGTCCCGAGGCAACCCAATTTTCCAGCAATAATAAAAACAGTCAAAGTTGCACTTGCTCTCATAGTCCTTGGGGACTTCCCCATTCACGAGTTTAACAAACTGGATACGTTTACGAGGTATGATAATCTGGATAGGACTCTCCGCCTTGGCGAAGTACTTGCGCATATATTGCGTACAAATCTTGGGACTCGGCATAATCAATATGAAAGGCTTACCGAGCTCGACGAGCCGTTCCAGCACCTTGGGGACTAAGGTGAACGGTGGGTTCGAAACGATAATGTCCCCGTGATTACTTTGAAAAAAGTCCTCGTCTAGATGAATAACTTCAAACCCAATTTCACGCAAAATTTGACCGGACCGTCCGTCTCCGTAAAAAGGTTCCCAGATGACCTTGTTTTTAGGTATGTATTGTTTGATCGCCTCCCACGCCGACTTGGGGGTCATATAGTCATCGTGTTTCGTGAACGTCTTGGTGTGGAAGCCGGCCATATACTGGTTCAGAGGTTTAATTCTCTAACCGACAAAATTCTCGAACATACTTTCGAGCTTCTTCGTCACTCATCCCCTCTGTGGCTTCTGTCAAATGTGCACGATTTCTCTGTGCAAACAGAGAAACTTTCCCCGCCTCTTCTTCATCGTCATACGCACCTAAATATACTTTAATATAATTAATACCAATACGGGCCATCCATTTTTTCATCGTCTTATGGAAGACAACTCCCAGATACCGAGAAGCCTGATTCTCAATTCCACGGTCTCCCATATTCTCCGCGTGAGTCCCTGTCCTAAGTGTTCTCTTACGGTTGTCGAGTGCTTCACCAGGTCCGTGTCGCACGAGAAGACTATCGTTTGCATTGTGACGATTCATAACAGCGACGTGGAGCTTTTGTGTTGGCTCTATTCTCATCAGAATGTAATTTTTGCTCGCCAATCCAATTGAACAATTTGTTTGTAAAATTAGTCGAGCATAGCAGTCTTTCTCAATCAGAAAGACAAACTCTTTCCCACGTCCACCCTTTGTATAAACAACATAGTCCAGAGAGGAATCAAAAGGGGTAATATCGGTCTTGGAAAAGATGTCACGAATTACAGTCTTCAGGTCTTCTTTGATATCACTCATGTAAAATTCATCGAGGTTTGAGAAGAGCAAGTATGTGTTCCTGACTCCTCGTTTGCCTTGGGGAAGCTTCTTAGCTTGGACTTCCCTGCTCAAAAGTGTAGGAATGTCCGTATAGTATTGAGAAAACGCTTCAGGCTTGTGCATTGCATGTGTAAACAGGTACTCTCGAAAGTCCTCTGGAGCTCGAAGAATCTTGTGAATATCGAGTTGATGTTTCGCCTCGTCTTTAGTTGACATGGACTTAATAGACTCTTGTTTACCGTCCATCTTCGGGTTGGCCGTCCACTTTCCGTGTCTGTTTATAATTGGAAAACACTTAACTTGCATTCTGTTGAGATTACCAGGGCCCCACAACAGATTGTCTATGTTAAAGTTGAGTTTGTTATCATCAACGTGCATGATAACTAGTTGATTCCCGTTCTTGATGTGCTCGGCCCACTTTGTCTCGGCCTCTTTCTTTTTTTGAGGAAAGTATTTCATTATGAGTGAGTGAATAGCAGTAGGGCTGATACTAGGATAATCTCTTACAAGTTTTATTACCCTTGTAAACAAGTTCGGCCATCTCTTCTTCAAGGTATCAATTGTTTCCTTTGAGATGTGTATGCTTTCCTCACTCACTGTAAAGACTGCGGACCCATCTGAGTTTTCAATCAGAGAGCACATGTCTAGTGAAATAATTGTTTCTTTATGTGGAAAGATGAGACTGCCGCTTTGCTATAATATAGGCCCTATAGGCCTGTTGCCGTCGAAACCATTCGAGATACGCCTCCATCGTTTCCATTTAAAGGTTGCCACCTTTTAAATGGTACAATGGCGCTCAATGTTACTAAGCTTATTCCAACTGCCCAGCTCCCTGTCCGAAGCTCAAGTGACGCAGCTGGGTACGACCTCTTCAGCACTGATAGCTACGTCGTTCTCCCAGGTCGCCGCGTGGTTGTCTCCACCGGTATCTCAGTTCAGCTCCCGCCAGGAACTTATGGACGCATTGCACCTCGCTCTGGACTGGCCGTGAAGCACGGTCTGGACACTCTAGCGGGCGTGATTGATCCAGACTATACGGGCGAGGTCAAGGTGGTCCTGCAGAACCTCGATATGAATCAGCCCTTTGTGATTCGCCCGGGGTACCGTATTGCTCAGCTCATCCTCGAGAATTTCACGGTGGCTGACGTCATCGAGACGAGTCCCGAAGGGACTCGGATCCCAAGCACGGGTCGAGGGGAGCCGCCGTGCACGTGCGAGCCTCCTCGCCGTGGCGACTCGGGCTTTGGTTCGACCGGGTACTACGGTGTGACCGGTGTGTGAAATCGCTCTTAAGGGTTTAAAACGTTAAAACAGTATATGGAGCCCTTCCAAGCCATCGCTTGGGAGGGACAAGACATTGATGATCAGTTCACCATCCGCATATTCGGAAGATCTGCAGATGGTAAATCGGTTTCTCTTGGAACGCCGTTCCAACCTTACTTTTTCATCAAACCCAAAAAGATGACGAAAGATCTTTTGGACTTTGTCAAGACCAAGTGTTGGAAAGCTGAGCCGAAGCGCGCCAAAGATCTCTGGGGTTTCCAGAACGGGGAACTCTCGGACTTTATTCAGGTGACGTTCAAGACGCACAGGCACCTCCGAAGTCTTGCGTACTCGGTCGAAAACAACAAATGGTCTGAACTCTCTGGGTGCCGCGTGTACGAGTCGAATATCGACCCGGTTCTACGGTTTATGCACGTGTCTGGGTGTTCCTCCACGGGGTGGATCGACCCGGGTCTGTGTGAGCCAGACATCAAGACGAGCTGTGACGTGAATCTGTGGTCCCCAAACTGGAGGTTTATTCAACCTGTGGCGCGTGACGATATTGCACCTTTTCGAATCATGTCCTTTGATATTGAGTGTTACTCGTCGACAGGTGCCTTTCCGGACCCTCGGAACCCTCAGGACGTCGTGTTTCAGATTGGTATGACCACCAAGGAGTTTGGGAGGGGCGGGTGGTTTGATCGGAAGTGTCTGTGCCTCAAAAAGACTGTAGGCCCGGACCTTGAGTCCTTTGAGACGGAGCGTGAGCTCTTGGACGCGTTCCAAAAGTATCTCGTGAAGACGGACCCGGATATCATTACGGGCTGGAACATCTTCGGGTTCGACTTGGAGTTTCTACACGTTCGGGCCGTGTTGACGGGCGCAAGTACCGTATGGGGCAGACTCAGGGATGATCCGGTAGAAAAGGTTGTTGAAAAAAACCTTTCGAGTTCGGCACTGGGTAACAACCTCTTGAAGATGACACCTATGAAAGGGCGGTACGTCTTTGACCTGTTCCAGGACGTGAAACGGGAACACAAGCTCGAGTCGTATTCCCTGAACAACGTGTCAAAGCACTTTCTCAAGGACCAAAAGAACGACATGCCCGTCAAGGAAATCTTCGGGCGGTACGCGGAGGGCGACCCGGAGCGGCTCGGGGAGGTTGCCGCGTACTGTATTCAGGATACCGTGCTGCCGCACAAGCTTTTGGAGAAACTGTGTCAGATCCAGAACCAGATTGAGATGGCGAAAGCCTGTTGGGTCCCGCTCTCGTTTTTGAGCGAGCGGGGTCAGCAAATCAAGGTGTTTAGTCAGATGGCCAAGAAAGCCCGGGAACTCAATTTTATTATCCCGACGTTTAGGAGGCCCCAAAACGACTCTGCTGACACAGAGGACGGATACCAGGGTGCAACCGTGCTCGAGGCCCAGACGGGTGCGTACTACGGGCCCATAACGGCTCTGGACTTTGCGTCTCTGTACCCGTCCATCATGTGCGCACACAATCTGTGTTACTCGACCCTGGTCATGGACCCCAAGTACGATAACTTGGAGGGTGTTGAGTACGAGACGTATGGTCCACACAAATTTGCTCAGAATGTTCCTTCCCTTCTTCCAGTCATCTTGACAGACCTCAAGGCGTTTCGTAAAAAGGCCAAAAAGTTGATGGCGCAACACGAAGGGACGCAGATGGAAGCCATCTATAACGGCCAACAGCTCGCTTACAAGATTAGTATGAATTCCATCTACGGGTTCACGGGTGCCTCCAAGGGTATGTTGCCTCTCGTGGCTATCGCCTCGACCGTGACTATGCGTGGTCGGCAAATGATCGAAACGACCAAAAACTACGTGGAAGCGAACTTTCCCGGTGCAAAGGTTCGGTACGGGGACACGGACTCCGTGATGGTCGAGTTTGATGTTCAGGGCCGGAAAGGTCAGGACGCCATCGACTATTCGTGGCAACTGGGCGAACAGGCCGCCGAACAGTGTACGAAGCTTTTCAAGGCGCCGAACGACCTCGAGCTCGAGAAGGTCTATTGTCCGTACTTTTTGTACTCGAAGAAGCGGTACGCGGCAAAGATGTTTGAAGGCAAGACCAGTCCCGACGGGACTGTGAATGTAGTCTTCAAGAAAATTGACGTCAAAGGCCTTCAGGTGGTTCGAAGGGACTCGTGTCCGTACGTGCGTGAGACCCTCAAGTCACTCTTGGATATGGTGCTCGAGTCGAGCGACCCGACGCCCGTTATCGAGTTTGCGCGTGACGCGGCTCGCAAGCTGATGGCCGGTGAGGTGCCCACCGACAAGCTCTTGATGAGTAAGCAGCTCGCGTCGGACTACAAGGTGCCTCAGCCCCACGTCACGGTCCGAGACAAGATGCGTGCTCGCGCGCCCGGCTCCGAGCCTCAACAGGGCGACCGCGTGTCCTTCGTCATCATCAAGGGCGACGGCAAGATGTTCGAAAAGGCAGAAGACCCCGTGTGGGCCCGAGACAACAAAGTCCCACTTGACTACCAGTACTATTTTACAAACCAGTTCAAAAAACCTGTTCAGGACCTTCTGGAACCTCTAGTCAGCGCCGACTTGATCTTTGACAAAAAGTTTATGGTCAAGACGTCGAGTTCCGCCGAGGTGGAGGCGCGGAAAGCCTTCCTGGCCCGGTTCTCAAAGCCCTTAAAAGCTCCAAACGTATAGTAGGTATGGAAGAGGCCGCCTATCAACAACAGATTCTTCAGAACATAGAGGATGAGGTGACTCGTCGCGTCAATCTCAGGTCCCGGGCCGTCCTCGAGGAGGTTTCTCGTCTCTACGAGATTCCTATCGAGCGACTCATCAAAGACACGGTACGGGTCGAAGGAAACTTCTGTAAAGGTATTTTGAAAAGTAAGCAAAGGTGTCTCAAAAAGCCCAAGGAGAACGGGTACTGTGGCTTCCACCAGTGTCAGTGTCCGGAATACAAACCTCCTGTGACCGAAAAGAAAGAGGAGGCACCGGCGCCGTGGGACTGACCCGACTTAGAGATTTCCAACTTAAAATTGATTAATGGGAAGCAAAAGTGACCTTTTACTTTCAAGTTTGACCAAGTTTTTCGAGATTCCCGAGAATAGCAAGCAGCTCCATGATATCCTCGGTCACGGAAAGGGCCCGTCTCTTCGCAAGCTCGAGTGGTTTGTGACGAATTATTCCAAGGCGAACCATGTGTCGTTCACGGCCCCGAACGGCAAGGTCTTTACGGTACACGTCGCTTACAAGTCAAGCTTGGACGGGTACAGTAAAAAGCTTTTTGATCCGTTTTGTCGGACCGAACGTATAGACTTTCAGGGTCTGACAACGACGTGTGCCCAACTGAACTTTTTGCGGTGGGCCATCTCGAACGGAATTGTGGAGGCTCTCCGAAAGCTTACAGAAACGGAAGGGAAGCAAATCCACCCTGAAACTGAAGTAGACTGTATCCATAGTAAAACATATACAGATTGTATCCAGACGTAATCTGGTTTGTATAGGCCTGGTTGAAGTTCAGCTGTATATATGTCGTTTGTGAGTTTAGCTTTGCAAAATTCAAGTACCCACCCTGATTGTACTCTTTCGGTGTAAGCCCGAAAGAGTACGTATAGATGTTCTTTGAAGGTATCGAAAGGTAGTGTTCCATGGGCTGCTTGAAGCCATAGTACAGAGACCCTTGGAACGTGCTCAAAATGTCCACGTTGTTCAAAGTAATCTTGGCGTTGTTAATCACGTCCACAAAGTTGGCGTTTCCCGAAGGGAACTGTAACTGAATACCCGTCTGAATGTACTGGGTCGAGTACCCGTAGCTGTACCGAGACGCATAGTACCGACCATCTGTTATGTTTTCAAAACTCTTGTTACGGAAAAACCATGCAAGGAGTTGAACCGGGTAGTTGGCCGTCAACTGAAGAATAGGGTTTGCACTCGTGAACGTAAGGGTCGACTCCTTTTGGACACGATTCACGATGTACTTAAGAGGTGTGTTTTGGTAATACAACTTCTCTGGATTTTCGAGTAAAATCTCTTCAGTGATGAGGTTCGGCCACAAAGTCGTCCCTGTCGGGTACACGTCAACTTTTGAATTGGCCGGAAGACTCGCCCACCACGTGTTTGGTCGGAAGGTGAAACGCACGTACAGACGCTGGGCCCACATAGCACACACAGGCAAGTACGGCTTGCGAAGGCGCTCACGTCCTTTATTATTGTGTGAATGGCGTCGGCAAAAGAAAAACTCAAGAGGGATGGTGATCGTCCCACCGACTTGAGCGTTTGACACGCTCAGAGCCGTCTGAATACCGAGCTGCTCATCCGCGTCCAAAAACATCTGGTCTCGAATGACGTACCAGTCATCATACAAAGTCTCGACGATGGTCTCATTCACGAGGAGGTCAACCTGTTGCAAAAGGGCCCGCCCGACGTTTGGCGTGTAGCTATTGCTTCCAGCAAGCGCCGGCAAAGTCACAGAGAGGTACATGTTCGAAAGGAGATGGCCCAACTCTGTCGGTCGCAGCTCAATTTGGATGACAGACCCCTGATAAAAAGGGTTTGGAGGCGGGAAAGGGTACACGCGTTGGTACATGACAAAGTTCGAGTACCTCTTGAACTCGGGGTTCCACTGGGACTTGCTCATGTCGTCCGTCAAAAGGTACTTTTCCTGGGGTCCAATCGCTTGGAGCGCAAGGATAGACCCAGAACTGAACCCCTTGTTCTTCTCTTCAATGTACTTGCTCTCCGGAAAGAGACGGGTTCCGGGTTGAGGATTTTGCCATTCCACGTCCGTGTTGAGGTCCCGAAGCACGGGGTAAGTCCCAGCGTGTACATTTGAGTTGAGTTGAACCTGTACGTTCGGTATTCCACTCTTCGTCTCGGGTGGTACGTAACTCGTGAACTTTCCGGGAACGAAAGTGTTTGTAAACAACGGCTCTTGAATCATAGCCGGAACTCCATTCACGAAAACTTCATTCGAATTGTTCGGAATAGAGCTTCCGTCAGCGGGCTCGAGTGTTACCAAGTTTGTGTAATGTATGATCTGATTCATGATAGGAGCGTCCACTTGGGCGATGTTCTGGGAGTAAGACGTCACGCGCATAGGCACGTTAATTGTGGGAAGCCCGGTCACGAGCCACCCTATGGCGGTTTGAGGTGGCGGAGGGGCCGTAAAATAAAACTTCGTCATACCCTGGGCGGTTTGGTAATAGCCGTAGATGGGGGCTTTCGTCTTCTTGTTCGAGTACTGAAGCTGGTTCGGTGGATAAAGAATAGCACCCGTGGCCTGTTGTGTGCCCTCTATGTTCTGATCTGTATCCGTCTGAAGAGTAAAAGACCAGTTGTACCCGGGTCCGGGTGCGAGTGAAGCCCCTATAATCTGAATTTGACCCAAAATTCCCGTGAACCCATCACCGGTCCAACCAGCACTTATGGGTGTCGTTGGACGATCTGATGTTACATAAAAAGTAACCTGAGTCGGGCCCGTGACCTTGTAAAATCCATTCACCTCTATCGGTGCAAGAGCCACAGGCGTTTCTTGAGGTGTAGGTGCGTTTGTAGGTCCGGGTGTTGGACTTGGTGGTGCCGGAGCGGGGCCTACGGTTTTGTTGAATAGGCCAAATATAGAAGCTTGTGCGCGTTTTTCAAGTGAAAGTACATTTTGGAATGCTTTCTGCATTCCCCTTTCTACAACTCGCTCAGATTATTCTTCCACAGTTGAATCACACTCGTCGCCTTGAGTGTGTCCCGCTCGGCCTTGCGTTTCGCGACCAAGTCCTGGAGGCGCTTGACCTCCTCCGCCACGTACTGGTACGTCTTGATGTCCATGAGTTTCTCCCAAATTTCATCCTTAAATTGAGCCTTGGCCAACTGCGCTTGGACTTGGACCAAGGGGATGTTCAAGACCTTGAGGCCTCCGTTGATCACCCCCGTGATGAATCGAGCCTTCTCACTGAGCCACTCAATTTCAGAATCAAATTCCTTGAGAAGCCACGCCTTGCGTTTCTTGTAGACCTGCAACCGAATATCCACATAGTCCACCAGAATCTCCTCGGGGCTCGCATATTTCTTGACGGCACCGTTCGCAGCAATCAGGTACATATTGCTCGTGTGGATCGTCTTGGTCAGACCCAGCTCCTTCACGGCGTCTTCAATCGTGAAACTGGCCCCCCAGATGTGAAAGTCTGGTTGAGTCTCCGTCGAGTGATTCTCGTACTTTTGGATGGTTCCCTTTTCGACCAAGTCGTCCAAGTGTTCCTTGAAGTCCTGGATCCACTTGCCCGGTGGGAGCTCCGTGACGTGGAGCCGAGACCCTTCCCCGAACACAAGACCCTCGAGAACCCACGTGTGGTCCTTGGTCTTTGTGGTCCGGCCTCGGAACCCCTTGAAGTGTGGGACCATCGGGGCCATCGCCACCTGGTCCAAGGCACACTGGATGTTGTGCTTGATGACCTCTACATCATACGGGGGAACGTAACAGCTGAACCCCGTTCCAATACCCTCGGCCCCATTCACGAGAATCATAGGAAGCACGGGCACGTAAAACTCGGGCTCGACCTGTTGACCATCGTCAACCACGTATTTCAAAACAGAATTGTCGGCCGGGTGGAAGATGCGCTTCGTCACAGGGCTCAGGCGCGTGAAGATGTACCTGGAACTTGCAGCGTCCTTCCCACCGGCCAGGCGCGTGCCAAACTGGCCGCTCGGTTCCAAAAGGTTCAGGTTATTTGCCCCCACAAAGTTCTGAGCCAAGTTCACTATCGTCCCTTGGAGGCTCGCCTCCCCGTGGTGGTACGCCGTTTGCTCTGCCACGTAGCCCGCAAGCTGAGCCACCTTCATATCCTGTGTGAGCCCCTTTTTGAGACACGCGTAGATGACCTTCCGCTGGGACGGCTTGAGACCGTCTGCCACGTGTGGGATGCTACGCTTGATGTCCTCGGCGCTAAAGTTGGCGAGATCGCGGTGAACGAAATCAGACACGGACAGCTTGGCGACTTGGCCGTAGGGCACACAGGGCGGTGGGGTCGCCATATGTTTCGTGAGCCACTCCTTGCGGTCATCACTCAGAGCCTTGGCGAAAGCAAGCATCATAGACTCATTCATGTCCTTGTCCGGCCCGAAAGCCACAGTAAGCTTTTCAATCTGCTTGAAATACTCCTTGGCCTCGGCGCTCGTGGATGTACCCAGACCCTTGTAGTACTTGACCGGCCCGGGGAGCCCGCCAGACCTCTGAGCCTGTGCTTCACGGAAGGCATCTTCGGTAAAAAACCAGGTCTTCCCCGCCTTGATCACGGGCGTCACCATACTCACTATGAATCCCATGTCAATCAACTTGGGCCAATACACGTGAAACATGTTCAGGACCAGACCCTTGATGTGGCTTCCGTCCAGGTCAGCGTCCGTCATAATCATAAGCCGGCCGTACCGTAAATCTCTCAGGGAGTTATAGACTTTGCCATGTTGGAGCCCGAGGATCTTCTTCAAATTGCTGAATTCCTCATTATCGGTCACCTGTTTTACCGAAGCGTCCCGAACATTGCGAGGCTTACCCCGGAGTGGGAACACGCCAAACGCGTTGCGGCCCACAACGCTCAGACCGGCAATAGCAAGGGCTTTCGCCGAGTCACCCTCCGTAATGATAAGCGTACACTCGTGGCTCCTGTGTGTTCCGGCCCAGTTGGCGTCGTCCAACTTGGGAACACCCGTAATACGAGCTTTTTTAGCCCCGTCCGTCTTTTTGAGTTCCTTGTCGACCACGGCCAGACCCTTGGAGACCAAGTCATCCAAGACACCGGAGGCGAATACATCCTTGATGAATTTTGGTGGAAAATTGGGTGTATCGGAAATTTTTGAAGTACACTCCGCCTTGGTCTGACTGCTGAAGGTTGGGTTGATGATGACCCCCTTGACAAAGACGAAAAGGGACGACTTGATTTGGGCGGGTTTGAGGGTCGCACACCGCTTGTCCTTTTGGATCTCACTCACAAGTGCCTGTACGACCCGGTCCACGTGTGTACCACCCTTAGTCGTCGCAATCCCGTTGACCCATGAGCACTGCTGGAACCCTCCACTTGTGGAGTGACCGATAACAACATCGAGCCAAACCTCCGTCAACTTCAGAGTCGTAGACCCATAGGCTGTGAGACCATGCATCTTGGCATACTCTTCAAGGCTCGGGACTTGGATCAATTTTGAATTGAAATTGACCTTGGCCTTGGGACACCAAAAGGCGGCGTCCCACGCCCGCTTCTCAGCCACCTTGAAAAAGTCTCCGTGACCACCGAACCTCTTGATATCGGGTGTGAAACCGACCCGGACATAGACCCCATCGGACGTGTTCTCAATCATAGGTGGATCACACTTGCTCATGTTGTTGTGCCACATTTGGCGGTACGTCTTCTTTCCATCGCTAATTACGATCCAAAATTTAGTCGAAAATACATTCGCAAGTTTGGCACCGTACCCGTTTCGCCCACCCGTGACCCGTTGCTCATCGTCATTATAGTTGGAACTTGTCAAAAGGTGTCCAAAGATGAGTTCAGGAATCCAGAGGGGGGACCCGTCCGAGCCTCGCTCCTTGTCATGTTTCTTGATAGGAATAGCGACTCCCCAATTTTCGATCGAAATTGTGTTATCACAAGCATCGATCAGAATCTGGGAAAGCTTCTTTTGGTGCAAAGAGTACTGGTCGATGGCGTTGACAAGAACCTCGTCAAATATCTTCACCAACCCAGGAGATACCACACATACAGAAGGTTCAAAATGTTCGGCAACACGGGTCCACTGAGTGGAGGACTCGGGTTGTAGGGATCCCACGTAAGTGTCTGGCCGCTTAAGGATGTGTTCCACATGGGACAGACGCTCATATTGCATTTGGTTATCTAAAATACGCTTGGTACCTTTAGGCCTGTTTCAAGACGTTGGAGTTGACATTCTTCACTGCGTTCTCAACCGAGTTGGCAACTACGTGCGCTGTCTTGTACAGGTGATCGTAGAACCCACCTGCTTGAAGAACGAGATGAGCCAATGTGAAAATGACGGCGCTCGTTCCAATTGCAGGGCCGATAGGGTCTCCGTGGTTCTTTGCGACGATAATCTCACCGGCCGTCACGATCGCAACGAAAATGACCGTCTCGAGGCTAAGGGCCATGGACGCGCTGAGGCTCTTGAAAATGCCCTGTGAATAGTCAGGAGATACCCGTGCGACCAGGGCCAATATAATTGCCAAAAGTGCAAGGACACCTCCTGCAATCAAGATGGGCTTGCTAAATTTGGACTCTTCCTTCTGAATCTTGTCCGTCTTTTGCTCAGACCCAAAGATCGTAAAGTACCCGGCAAACTCGCGGCACACGTGGTACAGGAAGAAGAGCATAAAGGCGAAAATGAGGTGGTTGAAAAACAGGTCACGACGCCCACGGGTCAGGGTCAGGAACACGGCGGCGATGGCACCGAACCCGCCGGTCGCAAGGGCATCCTGCATAAACTTGGTTGGGTTCTGAGCCACATACGAGACATTTCCATTCATCGTTGCCAAAGCGATAAGGGCCGCAATAAGCCCGCCCTTTCCGAGAAGGACCATCCCTTCAAAACCTTTGGTTGACCACGATGGCGCTTTCCTGGTCAAGTCGATACGTCGGCCTACTGCCGTTGCCAACATCAACAAACAGCAAGCTGACATGGCACCACCAACACCGATACCAATGCTTGCTGTCTCACTTATTTCAGGTTGCTTCTCACTGACTGGAGAAGGCACTGAACTCGGGCTTGCCATTCTTCTACTTTTTCACAAGAAAATAAGCAGTGCCCGCCGCCAATATCGTCCATAGAACCAGGTGGTCGAGGTTATTCATAGCTTGAATCTGCTCAGGTGGCAAACGGTTGAACTCCTCCTTGTAGCCTGGAGGTTTGAACGGAAGCCAAATGTACCGGCCAAAGGGAACGAGGGTCGGCTTCAGCTTATCCTGACACTTGTACGAGTAATCATACCACGCAAGCGCGATATATGGGGCCCATATGAGGAAGGCCAAAACCCAGAGATTCTTGTGTGGCAAGTACCAATATCCACCGGCAAGAATCGCTGTAAAGATGATGCACTTGATGTTCAGTGCGAACGGGTGACCGGGAAAAAGACCACCAGCCATCACTTATTTTTGAGCAATATAAAAACTATAGCAAGCACCAAAAGAATAATGATTAGAATTTTGAAATCAAATTGAGGGCTTGGGTCCTTGGCCTTAATCGTTGTCCAGCGCTCCATAGCCTGTTCAGGGCTCACGATGGGCTTTCCAAGGCGAGCATTCACGAGATTATGGACGTGAACAGACCACCTGAACAGTACAAGAGAGTCACTTGAGTCGGGCAAAGGGTTCTCTTTCAGGACTTCCGCAAAGTGACCAGCACACATGGGACACGGGATGACTCGTGCATATTCCTGAACAAAATTGGGTGTAATAGTTCCGGCCAAACACAAAAGGTGGAGGGTTCCCCAAAGGTTGGGGCCCCATATTTCAGGCCGAATACCCATTATCTATTTTAAGTCGAGAAAAATCTTTACTGGGGTGCGGTTTCTTCACGGGCCTCCGGCTCCGCCTCGGGCGCCGGCTCGGGCTTGGGACACTCACACTCCTCGCATGCACACCCCTCACACCCTGCTTCGCACCCGCACTCGCACCCGCACTTCTTGGAGGCGTTCAGGGCCTCCTCGATGAGGGCAGATGCGCGTGGAACGGGGACGTCATCCGTCTCAGCCTCATCCACCTTGATCCAGGGGGTTCCGGAGGAAACCCCGAGGTGCAGAAAAGAGCCGGGAGTAACCGCCTTGCCCTGAGACGCGATGGTGCCGTCCTCACCAAACACAAACTCCTCAGGCTCGCTTCCCTCGTGGAGCAGGTCAGCCACGTGGTTCACGTAGTTGCCCGTCTCCGTGTTCTTTATGTAAGAGCCCTCGAGCGTATACACGTTTGGGGTGGTACCGAGCTGAACGCGACCGAAGATTCCAGAAGTCCAAAACAGACCCGACGTGGGGTCCTGGAGCGTAAACGGCATTTATATTACCTTGGAAATTAGTTCCCACCACGTAGGCGCAACACGAGGTGGAGCGTAGACTCTTTCTGAATGTTGTAATCGGCCAAAACGCGGTCATCCTCAAGCTGCTTGCCCGCGAAAATCAGGCGCTGCTGATCAGGCGGGATACCCTCCTTGTCCTGAACCTTCGCCTTGACATTTGCGATAGTGTCGCTGGACTCCACCTCCAGCGTGATCGTCTTGCCCGTGAGTGTCTTGACGAAGATCTGCATCTTTTTCTTATTAGAAAGCGCGATAACTTTTTAAGTAGGGAGGGGTGCTTGCACCTCTCCCCGAAAACGTGTCTTGTCCTTCCCAAGGACCCGCAAGTGGGTTGTCAACAACCCACTCTCCCACAATGGACCTTACCAAGTTCGAAGCCTCCGCGGCCCGGTTCAAGGCGCACATGCTCGAGCTCCGCGCCAAGCGCCACAAAGTCAAGCTATGCACAGACCCGCCCAAGTTTCAGGAAACGGCGCACAGCGAGAAGAAAAAGGGGGTGCCAGCTCCGGACAAGTGTCGGTGCAAAGCCAAGACGCTCGAGGGAAAACAGTGTGGGTTCAAGGCGACCCACGGGGACTTTTGCAAGAAGCACTCAATAAAAACCTAGGAATAGTGTAATATGGAGTTTAACTGGAACTACCTATGGGCCGCTCTAGTCATTAACTTTCTCATCGTCTACCTCGTCCCGCGTCTGATAAAGAAACCTACAGGCATCCAGGTCATTGATGATGTGGTCCTGTTTTTGAATTCTCAAAAGGGGTTCCTACTTGCGTCCTCCATGGTTGTTGGTCTGACCGTGTACCTGTCTCACTACTGGGTCGATTCGCAGGCTGGCGGGGGCGAGTCCCCGCACTCGCCCGCTCGCCCCGAAAAGTTTTAAATCTCTGTACCTGTTAAGAAATGGCCACGACCAACGCGGCAATTACTCAGACGAATAACGCGATGAAGAATCTGAACGTTGCGGCTAACGCTCAGATGCAGGCCGAGGCTGGGAACAACGTGACCCAGAACCTTGCCAAGATGAATGGCAACCTGAACAAGTCGGCCCAGGGTCTTCAGAATGCAGCCAACAAGATGTACAAGCTCAATATGAAGAATATTGGTGATAAGCTCATGGAGGCGTCCAAGGCGGCACAGGCGGCTGCGACCGCCAAGGCGGCCCAGAACGCGACTATGGCTATGAATCTCCTGTCCAAGGCTATGGTCAAGAATCTGAACCTTGTGAATCAGGGCAAAGCCCCAGCAAACGCGGCAGGTATTCAGTAACTTCGCTCATCAAGTCGCGCGTGTGCTTGTGGTCCCAGAAGGTGACGCGCTTTTGGAAACAGTCGCGTAGGGCGTCCACGAGCCGTCCCTGGTCCGGGTGACCCCACTCGAGGTCCTTTGTAAATAAGAAATCATCAAAGCCAATAGGCCCCTTGGTACACGGAACGACCCAGGGTGTCTGCACGTACTCTTTGAGTCCCCCGTAATCAGTTATTATGACGGGTTTGGACCGCAAAGCAGCCTCAACGGCCCCCATTCCGACTCCCTCGGAGTGTGAGCAATTGACGTAACAATGACACGAGGCATGGACCTTTTCGAGCGCTTCATCACTCAAAAGACCGTTGATGACAACGACTCCGGGAAGCTTGAGGGTGACGGGTTGCATACACGTCGCCTTGAGCACGAGTCGGGCCTGATCACCAAACCCACAACTCAAAAAGGCGTTTATGAGCCCCCCTATGTTCTTGCGTGGGTCTGCAACGTTCCCAACAGTATAGAATGTGTACGGGGGCTGTTTCCCGTGATCGGCTTCTATGGGGAACTTGTGTGGCTTCTCAGACGCGTAGTGCCTCAGAAGCTTCCACTCAACCCACGGAAACTGACGCTCGAGCGTGCTTCGCGCAAACTCTGAAGGGCACCATACGGTCTTGTACCGGGTCAAGAGCCCGTAGGCCGGGTTGACGGGCTCAGTCTCACACACAGTCATATACATCATAGAGTCGCACAGGGTCGCATATTGATCGATAATTTTGAGTTGTTGCTCAATAGGCAAGACAAAGGCAAAGCCGTATGAGTACCGGGACTCCTTGGGAACCTGCCCAATTTCCACATACTCTGAATTTTCAACAAGAGTCGAGTACTGTTTCGTCACTTGACCTATACCCGCCAAAAGGTTGGGACCTATGAAGAGAATCGTCATACTAGAGAAGGCCATAACTGCCTTATTTGATGAGTTAAAAGAGCAACTCTCCATTCGAGTGAATTTTCAAGTAAAATTCGTATGATGACTTCCCGGGCCTTTCGGTTTGGCGCTTTACACCAGTCTCCAAGCCACGAGATCCACGAAGCAAGGTACGGAACCATCTGACGTTTCCAACGAAAATATTTCCTCTGAAAATACAAGGAAGGGATGACCATACTGAACGTATTGCTCATGACAATTGCTGAACTCTTTGGAAACGCTCATCTCAAATGGTTCGCCGAGAACGGCAAACACCATCACTTGGGTTTTGGTGTTGCAGCCTGGCTCGTGGTACTCCTGTTCCTCGTGCATACACTCAAGGCTCAGAGCATGATGTGGACCTGTATCATGTGGGAAGCTATGATCGTTTTGGGCGGGGCCATAACGGCCTATGTCGTCTTCGGTGAAAAGTTCACACACTGGATCCAGTGGCTCGGGGTCCTCTTTGCCCTCGGAGCCGCCATTTGTATCAACTACGAGTGTCCGTCTATAGTTAAACCTATCGACTGCTCTTAGGACAATGAGTAGCGGCTGGCAAAGCCCCGACGCTGAGAAATGGCGCTTTGTCTTTCAAAGACTCGACAATTTAGAAGTGGAATTGTCGGACCTTCGGGAAGCGACGTGGCCCGTGTGTCAAGGTATTAGGGAAGAGAGAGGTCAGAAAACACTCCCCGAAAAGAGACGGTTTTTCAAGTTTTTGGATTTTGATATAGTCCAACGACTCGTGAAGCTCAAAGGGGAGTTCAAGGGAAGGTACCCAGCCCTAGACGTCGAAGAACTTCGACAGGTGCTGGTAGAGGAACCTCCTCTGGTCGCTTCTTGAGTGGCGTGTGACCATCCGTGTGTATACCCTGCTCGATGTAAAACTTGAACGTCTGTGGGGTCTGGGACGTGTGATGACCATCCTTGGCATGGGCAAAGGTGTGCATCTTATTACACACGTGCTCGGCATTTCCGAAACTGCTCAAGTGCCATCCGGCGTACTGCATCACAGGGAACTTCCAACGCCCGTCTCTCAGGGCGTTCGGCCCGGCGCGCTTGAAGATCTCTGCGGTCGTGATGACCGTTCCGAACCAGGGCTCGCCCGTAAACAGGTAGTCGAGCGAATATTCGAACATCCACATATGGACCGAGTTCAGGACGTGAGGCAGCTTCTCAAAAGGTACGATGCGCAGGTCCGGAATCTCATCCACGTCACTGACCATGATAATCGACCCGTCAGGAACATCCTGAACGCCCCGGAGGATACACTCGCGCTGGTACTTTTCGCGCGACCACGGGTTCTCATCCTTGGGCGACTCCTCGGCCGTCACGATGATATGTTCAATTTTGTGAAGCCACTTGGCATACCGGTCCTTGTTTTTCTGAAAAAACAACTCTTTGGGCCCACCCACATGATTCACCTCGGACTCGACAAGTACGAAACGGTCTACGTACCTGTCGAGAACCTCTAGGCGAAGTTCGAGAATATCGTACTCGTTATAAAACATAAATGTATCTACGAGCATTTGTACTTGAAATAACTCTTTCCCTTATCTTGCAAAGACTTTAGAACATTACGGTAATTTTCGTGGTGTCCACCCTCGAATTGGTGGTGCAGAGCGTCTTGGCCAAACCCGTGCGGGAGCTGCTGAATCTGCCCAATGTGGCACTCTGGTGTACAGACCGTCTTGAGTTGGACCCCTTGCTTAATCAAAAGGTTCGAGAGTATGACGTCATCGGCCGCCTTGGCCTCCTCCCGAAGCTCCCTGAACTCAGCCGCAAGGTTCTGGATCCACCCCGCCTTGACGAGGACGGACCCGTACCCTTCGAGGACATCCATAGGAACCCCATGGGTCCGTGGGTACCTCTTTTCAAAATAGTATTGCAAATGAAACCCCGAAAGGCCCCATGCGCTCTTTGGGTCAACCTTCCACCACTTCAAAAGGTTAGTCACCAATTTTGGATCATAATTGGTATCGTCGTCCAAGTACACGATCAGGTCATTCGGGTCGAGGAAAGGTGCAGGACCGATCGCCTTGGTCCCCGGGCCAAGGTCCTCACACTCCCTGTTGATCTTCAATTTTGATCCAAAAAGAGGAGGGACAGATCCGTCCCAGTCTGGAAACCGTTGGTACGTAGGAGGAATATTGACCCAAATTTCATGACACGTCTGGGACTCGAGGTTTTTTATAGTGTTTTGCAAGTGCTCAAACCGGGAAGGGATGGTCGTCAGGCTTATGACGACCTTCATTATGTTCCAACACCAACGAATACTTTATGCCTTTTATTCAAACCAAAAATCTAAAGTTTATGATTGGCTCGGGGCAGCGAAGAACGACTGGGGTCGTCTTGTTAATAAACCTCGTCTCGTATGTATCCATGTATCCGTTTTTCACAATGGGGAACTGAACAGACCCTTCCTTGATCATAGAACTCAGGGCCAATACGATGTTCACGGGAACTATGTCATTTTCTTCAAGAATAAACACAAGCGGTCCGTTTGCATTCTCTTTGCTTGACACAATCGTGTCCTCCTTTGTAATGAGACGCTTGAGAATGTCCACTTGCGTAGCATCTGGTGCCACAAAGGTCACGGGGTCCATGCAAGGCTTCCAAAAGTCGATCTCGAGTTCGGGGGCGTCTGGCCGACACTTGACGTCTTGAGGGAGAGGAAAGGAACCGAGATCAAGGGTCGCCCCTGATACGAGGTCTTTGCGGACGTAGGTGCATTCGAGGTACCTGGGCATCTTATGTACTCTATCAAGTTGGACCCACGGTTGGTTATGACAGTTGTTTCCATGAATGTGCGTCAAGTAAAAGTTCTCGTTCAGCTTGGAAACCACCTCCAAAGGCGCAGCCTGCAAATCGTGAAACTCGATGATAAGCTGAGTGACCCGAGAGAGAACAGCCGTCTTGAGAACGTCCCATTCACACCCTTCGACGTCGAGCTTGAGCATAAAAGATTCACCGTCCGGGATAAATCTGCTCACATGGTTCTCGAGTGTAAACAGTGGAGGGGCTATGGAAATTCCTATACCTTCTGGAAGGTACGCTACATTGCTTGAAACCTTGGGAACATCCTGGATGGTATGGTCGAAAACGAAACCCTTCATTCCGTATTTTTCAGTCAACTCATTTTCAAACGAGACATCCCTGTCCACACCGTACCCAAGTATGAATTTTGATCCAAAATTAGAATCCATGACCACGTACCCGCCATCTCCCTCTCGGTTTCCTATTCTAACTTTCTCGAGACCGACATTCCACGGATGAAACATTAGTATTATAAAGTAAACAATCTTTATGTTATCAATGGTGCTTGTGTCCGCCCCCAATTTCATGAGAGAATGTGACATTGTTCTAGACCCTTCATTCGGTCCCGTCGACTTTTCACAGGATTTTTCTAATAAAAAAGTTTTTTTAAACACCGATTATTTTGAACAGGTTCTTCCCAAGCTGCTTCAATCGTCAAACCTGACTCTTGTGGTTCACCATTCGGACCGGTTCTTTGATCGTATCATGTTCGAGGCGGTCCGTCCGTGTTGCAAACGAATTTTCGCACGAAATTGCGACTGGACACACCCCCTCGTGACGCAGATACCCATCGGCTTCGTGGATGCGCCACCCAACCCGGGACCTTTCATGACCAAGACGCGTCTGGACGAAAGTCTTTTCAAAGAGATTCGTGACTCTGATGTATCAAAGGACGTGAATATGTACGTGAACGTGAACCTCCACGGCTCCGAGCCCAAGTTTGCCTCTGTGCGGGCCGTCCGGCAAAAGTGCCTCGAGGCCTTCCCGGGCGCCGACACGGAGCGTAGGCCCCTCCCCGAGTTTCTGAAAATGCTTCGACGTTCAAAGTACGTTGCGTGTCCTATGGGATTCGGCATAGACACGCACCGTTTTTTTGAGGCGGCTTATATGAAGGCGCGCCCTGTGGTTATTTCAAGTGGTCTAGACCCTCTGTATCGCAAGTTTGGGGCGGTCATACTCGACGCATGGACCGACCCCTTGCCCGAGTGGACCGAACCAGAAGTTCCCGAAGAGTTCTTTCAAACCTCCTTTTGGATGATGAGTTGATTATAGACTCCCAAAATCTTGGGTGTGAATAGATTGCAAAAGACTTCTATGCCCACACGAGGGTTTCTTATGTCATTGAGTTCAGTGCCTTCGAGGGTCCAGTTGAAATCATCAAAGATGATAACTCCTCCGGGTTGAATCAGACGCCACGCAAGAATAGCATCTTCAAGAACATCCTTGGAATAGTGAGACCCGTCGATATAAATAAAATCAAAAGTGGGTTTGCACTCGAACTTCCGAAGGACCTCGCCCGAAAACCCTCGGCACATAGTCACACGGTCCTTGTACGGTTCAATGTTCTCCTTGAAGCGTTCAAAGAGCCCATCCTTGAGTTCCGGTGTGTGCTCGTCACTTCCTTCCCAAGTATCTACACAGGTGATATGTGCATTTGTGTGTTCAAGAAGCCAACAGGTCGAACGCCCCTCGAAAGAACCAATCTCTAGGACATTCTCAGGTACCTTTGTCTTCTGGAAGGTTGTTTGCCACGCGGGTATGTACCCCGTGAACCAGTCGACCGTAAAGACCATAGGTTAAACAATAAAGAATTGAAAACTTTAAGCACTATATGAGACTGGCTGTATGTATATCAGGTTTCGTTCGGCCTTTACACTCGAGTCTTGATACGTTCAAGAAGCATTTTATGCAAGTGAACAAGGATGCCGAGATAGACATCTACTCGTGTGTATGGGACATTGAAGGTGAGAATATGCCGTGGCACACGATAGAAGACTTGCGGACAGATACCGTGTGTATATATTCCGGTAAATTTAGTCGACTTAACGAGAAAAAATTGGACTATGAAAAATACGTAAAAGAACTCGAATCACTCGGGGCTCGCACTGTGAGTCACAAAGTCCAGAGTTACGACACATACTCCAAGATGTGGATGAAACTTATCAAGCCGTTTCAGATGAATTTCGGGCTTGCCAAGACCCCGTATACTATACTCGCCAAAATGAGTATGTGGCACGGAGTCAAGGAAGCCTTTGACATGATTCCCGACCCAAGTCAGTACGACTACATCATCAGGAGCAGGACGGACAATCTGTTCACCGAAGACATACGTATAGGTCCCATAATTCAGGTCGGTCCTCAACAGGTTCCTTTTCAAGGTTCAACACCTATCGAAAACCCTCATATTCAAGAGGTTATGCGTCTGTTTGAGATTCCATTGCCCACGTCCAACGTGTCAATCGTACTTCCCTGGCGTAAACACGACGCCAATAAGTACATTGATGATATGTGGTTCACCGGTCCGCCAGATGTGATGAAAACCGTGACGAGAGTCTATGACAATATCGAATACTACGTAGAAAAACTTTTACCACTCGGTTACCCGGGCATAGAGAGTGAAACCATTCTCGTGGCTCAAATACTTTCGAACAACATTCACATAAACTACTTTGAAAAGTTGCCGAGTTTATCTAAAGCTTAAAAAATGAGCTTACAGATCATACATGCTCATCGGTATAGCGGGTGACTCGGCTACAGGAAAGTCCACATTTGCAGAGCTGTTTCAGTCGAAGTATGAAACACTGATTGTTGAGTGTGATTGCTTTCACAAATGGGAAAGAGGTGATTCAAACTGGAAAGTCTATACACATTTAGACCCTTTTGCGAACAAGATGGATGAGCAGTTGACCGTCATAGAGGCTCTCAATACACAAAATTCAACTAAAATTAGGCCATATCTTCACGGAAAGGGCACCTTTGCACGACACGTAACAATCGCCCCAAAAGACCTGAACATCATGTGTGGCCTCTTGACATTTTATGACTCTACCCACGCGTCCCACTATGACCTCAAGATTTACATAGAGGTTGAGGAAAACCTAAAGACCTTTATGAAAGTGAAGCGAGATGTTCACCACAGGGGCTACACTATAGAGCAGGTCCTGTCCATCATTCGGCGCCGTGAACGGGACTTTTTTCGTTACGTTGATTTTCAGAGAAATATGGCTGACGTGATTATTCGCTACTCTACAAAGTCTAGCACCACACTTGATAAGGTGTACACACGGGACTACTTTCCCGAAATAGACGCGGAAGTCATTGTGAACGGTGTGGTGACCAAGGGGGACCCAATTGACGTGTGTGAAAAGATACTTTGTGAAAAAATGAATCGCAAGCAGCTCAAGGATGAATACTCTGCACTGTGTCAACAGCTTGGCGGGTACGTTGAACTCTTCCAAGGAAACGGTGGGAACATATCCGTGAAGGACACCGACATTATGATTATCAAAAAGTCGGGGTACAGGGTTTCCGATTGGAAGAACGGCTCGTGTTGGTGCGATCCCCGTGTATATGTGAAGGCTCTCCAAGTGAACGAGGAAATACCCGTATCAAGCGAGCCATCTTTGGAGGCATGGTTTCATTCGTTCACGAAAAAGTACACGGTTCACTTTCACCCGATCCACTTTAACACGCACCTGTGTACACGGGAGATGCCTGACATGGATGGCGTCCTACTCATTGGATACAAGTCCCCGGGGTTTCACGTCGCCAGAGAAATATTCTCGAAATACAGAGATCATTCTATAATTTTCCTCCAAAATCACGGGGTTATATGCACCTCGGACTCCCTCGAGGAGGTTTACACGCTCGTGGCGAAGGTCATGGACTACCACACGGAGAGCGCCATCGTGGGGGCGTGTATCCGCGCACGAGTCCCGGACACAATGTTTTACCCTACGAATTACGTTATAGACCCGTGTATTCGTCCATACACACCTGACATAGCAACCATACTTGGGTCCAAGATTACTGCAAAGGTGAATGTTCCAGGACTTTTCTTGTGCGAAGGCCGTATAATCATTGCGGCAAAGACGAAAGAAAAGTGCAGGGACATAGAAGAGGTGCTTGTTTCGTATATACAACTGATTAATAACTCAAACAACCTAACTACCATAAATAACGCACAAGACATCGTTTCTTGGGACCGTGAAATATTTAGAAGAAATCAGGAACAGTGAGGCACCTCTCCCACTTTTTAATGTTCCACGACTTTGTGCAGACTGCGTCCACCTGTATGAAGTTGTCAACAAGGTGTTTCGCGTAATCTTCTGTACCGGGGTAGAAAAAGTTCTGCAATTCGGGTGACATGACGCATATCTTGTAGCCAAGTTCCTTCATTTCACGAAGGTGTTCAATCTTAGGACATGTTCCGTGAAATGTATCGACCCATATCCAATCCACTTTACCTGCCATGTTTCGCACAAGTTCCATACCTTCGTACTCCGAGTAACGAATAGCTATGTTCTTGTTTCCCGCCTTGGACAGCTTGATGATCATGGGGAAGCTACAGTCCAACAGGAAGTATGGACAGGTGATGTGCTGCAGAAGAGACTCCTCGATACCTTCGCATTTTACGTTCAGAATAACAAGAGGGCGTTTGTTGAGAGTCTGGGCAAAGTCCTTAAAGTCCGGGCCGGTATCTCCGTGATCATGCGTAACGACAAGTCCGTCGCGGATGTCGCACTCAATCCCATACTCCTTCGGCACGTACTCAGTCTGCTCAATCGTGTTCACCCTGTGCGCTATGTAGAAAACCATTGTAAACTTAAAGTTTTAAACTTTATCTGGTATATGAAGGTGGTTATCCCAATGTCCGGTTCCGGACAGAGGTTTAAGAATGCGGGGTATACAGACCTAAAACCACTCATAAAAGTCGAAGGGGTACCCATGGTTCAGCACGTTATGAATTTGTTTCCTGGTTCTGAGTTTGTGTTTATATGCAACTCTGAGCATCTCGAAACCACGGAGATGCGTGAGATTCTGACGGGCAAAGGAACCATCGTGCCTATCGCTCCACACAAGCTCGGGCCAGTTCACACAGTTCTGGAAGGTGCTCAATTTATAGAAGACGATGAGGAGGTTATCGTCTCATATTGCGATTATGGAACAAAGTGGGACTTTGACAAGTTCAAGAGCGACGTGAAAGGGTGTGATGGAGGTATCGCGTCCTATATCGGTTTTCACCCACATATGCTCGGAACGGACCACTACGCATATATGAAACATCAAAATATGTATGTGACCGACATACGCGAAAAGGCCCCATTCGGAGAGAACAAGATGGAGGAGTACGCTTCAAACGGAACGTACTATTTTCGTTCCGGGGCGCTTCTGAAACACTATTTCAAGAAACTCGTAGAGACGGGTCGGAGTCTAAATGGCGAGTACTACGTGAGCATGGTATACCAGCTTATGATTGACGACAAACTCACAGTGAAGGTTTCAGAGATTGAAAAGATGCTTCAGTGGGGAACCCCTCGGGACCTTGAAGAGTACCTGTTCTGGTCCAACGTGTTCAGTAAGCGCACCCTGAAGCCCCTTTCGCGCCCTTTGCTAGCAAACACGGCGCTTATACTTCCCATGGCTGGTCACGGAAGCCGTTTTGAAAACGAGGGATACACGGTGCCCAAGCCTTTCATACCGGTTGACGGGAAGCCTATGGTCACGCGAGCTATAGAGTGCTTACCAAGGACGGAAGAGACTTTCATCGTAAAGCTAAAAAACCATGCAATTCCTCTGGAATGCGAGGCGACGGTCACGGAGATAGATGATGTGACGGACGGTCAAGCGACAACCTGTTCACTTGTGGCGAAAGATCTAGACGGCTCAAAGTCAATACTCATCTCGGCGTGCGATAACGGCGCCTACTACGACAGTGCCGAACTTATGAAACTCATAACAGACGAGTCAATTGATGTCATCGTATGGACGTTCAAAACCCCCAAAAGGTTTCCTGAGATGTATGGCTGGGTCCAGGTGGATCACGATGACTGCGTGACCTCGACATCTATCAAAAAAGCGAGCCCTGGACACGATCACGGAATCGTCGGGACAATGTTTTTCAGGCGCGCAGACGTGTTTATGAAGGGATATGAGTACATTCGAACGAATGAGATCAAGACGAATAACGAGTACTATGTGGACGATATAATTCAGCCCCTCGTAAATATGAAGTATAGGGTGAAGGTTTTCAACGTGGACTATATTTGCTGGGGAACTCCAAACGAATACAGGACGTACATGTATTGGTCTGAGTATTTCACTCCACGTTTGGTTATTTTTGATATGGATGATACGCTCGTTGGGTACTCGAGTGCACACAAAAAGGCGATGGATGCTGTGTTTGCAGACTTTCCAGAGTTTACACAGAACGACTATGTTCAAGCAAAGCAAGCCATTTACAAACGCTTCCCCGACTCTTTTCTCAGACACGACAAGCTCTTGCAGTTTAAACAAGCTAGCCCAAAGCGCGCCCTTGAGATGTACAGACTATACAGAGACACCTATATGAATGAGATATGTCTCATGGACGGCGTCTCAGAGATGATGTCTCATATAACGTGTCCGAAAGTTATAATGTCAAATAACAGTCTTCTTCTTCAGCTAGAAGTTGCTAAAAAACTCGAACTCGATGTGTCTGAAATATTCACATCAAACGAGTTTATGAAGGAGAAGCCTGATGCAGAGTCCCTCAAGTACATTCTTGACAGGTACAATTGTGATCCACGCGATGCTCTCATTATTGGGGACAGCGCCTCGGATTTAGAGTGGGGTGCAAACAACGGTGTACGCGTGATAATCAAGTGAACTTGAGTTTCTGACCAGCTTTGAGATAGTTTTCAAGGTTTCCGTCACGAGAAAGTGAGTGGGTCTGGGACCCTTCGTTTTGAGTCCATATGGTTGACCAGTCGTCGCCGCGTCGCCCGGCCCACGGGAAACACGCAATCTTCTTTTCAATTCCCTTTGAGTCGAAAAATTTGCTGAAAATGAAGTCGTCCGTGAGGTACATACACTTGTCCGAGTCGGGAGTCATGGGCTCCGGGACGGGGAACCCGTCAAGAGACTTGCGTGGGAACAGGACCCCGAACGCACACTCGAGAATCTCCGTGTTTTGACCGTGTCCCTGGAACAGGATGAAGCCGTTGCGACCTGTGTGCTTGATGACCGTCTCCGGGTACGCTATACCCGAGTACCCCACGGGACACTTGAACTTTTCATTGGCCCGTACGAGTCCCTCCACGACCCTCTTCTGGTACGACACGTCATCGTCCAAAACAACTATGAGGGTCTCTGGGTCCGTCTCAATGTCCAGAACGGGCACGAGCTTGGTCAAGGACCCATAGTCCTTACACTTATTTACCTTGACTCCCATGGAAACCAATTTTGTTTCTAAATTGGGATCCGGTCCTCGACCAAACCGCGGGTACCACTCCGGAAGGTTCACGTAAATCTCATTCACTCTATAGGTTCCTGTCTGTATAGACTCGATGGTCTTGATGACCGAGTCTTCACGGGTAGGAATGGTCGTGAGTGACACAACGACCCGAACCATTTTATATAACAAAACTGCTTATCTTAAAGTCAACTGGTACATTGTTTGACGAATAAGAACTGATATTTCATCCTGAATGGTCTTGAGGTACGAGTCCTTGGGGAGCTTCATGGCCTTGATCCGAGTCAGCAAAGTTTTGAAGTACTGACGGGCCTTTTTCGGGTCCCTTAGAAAGCGCTTGTTTGTCGATATGCTCCGGAGTCGACCGTACTTGCCCATATAGGCTTCAGCCCACGTGTCCAAGAGAGGGACGATGCCCTCGTAGTACGCCTGGAGCGCCTTGTGTTGGGCGTATGAGTTGGTCATCAGGTGGAAGGCGTGGGCCTGTTCACGTGAATTCATGAGCGCACCGACATACCGGTTTGCAGCGACCATATTCCTATTGATTGCAAATAAAATGTTTCCAATGAATAGGAATATATGTCTGGGTTTAGCGAGACGATCTTTCCACCGGGTAAGATTTTTTACAAGGGTCTCGAGAATCTGGCGTGTAAAATACTCTTGAGAGACACGCGATTCTTCTACCTGACCGAACGGGCCGGTGTTGCCAAGAATTATGGGACCCTGTGTACGTTTCGGGCCAAAAAGACGCTCCGTTTGTTCGACCTGACCCATGCGAATATCGAAAAGCTCATTCGGAGCGGGTACCCACTCTCGCGAGAGACGAAGGGGCTCTTGCGTACCGTCTTGGGAACGGGCGTGACGGTCGGGGAACAGGTCGCGGCAGCGCAGGTCTTGCTGGGTCGAAACGCGGGCCCTCTCCCGAGGCTCACGGACACGCGCCGAGGTCAGCGTCTGAGTTACAAGGAACTGAACAAGATGGTCTTTGGGACTCTGAGCCGCCAGTTCCTGATCCCTGAAGGCTACGATGGGTACTATGCCCCTGTAAAAAAGTCCGTGTTCCACGGGGGTACGTTCCACTCTGAGATTATGCTCATCAACGCGTACCAAAGCATAGAGAATGCTGGGCGGGGGCGACCTGGACCGGTCGTCTCGGGACGGTCCATCGCGTGGGCCCTTCCCCAACTCTTCACCGAGTACTGTAAAGGAACAAAGAGGCTCGTGAAACCCTATGGCGGACACATGACCATCTTCTGTACCGGTGGTATGGCGGTCCGTCTGTACTTGCAACAGAAAAAGTCTAATTTACCTCCAAAAATTAGGCAAACAAAGGACTTTGACTTTACCTTTGCCATTCCACGCCAGCTCGCATCTGAAAAGGCGGTTGCCTCATACGCGTACGCTATGCAGACCATCATGACGCAGCACCTGTCTGGTTTCGTTCAGTGGCTCAACAAACACTACAAGGGTGTGAACGCCCGTCTCAAGGTGAACAAGCTCGCACGATCCAAGTACGACGCCCCCCGGCTCCAAGTTCCCGGGACGAAGCGTAAAGTCTATCAGGTCATTACGTACCAGATTGCGACCGGAAAAGATGACTTGACGGACCTAGTCGATACGGCTCTGGCTGTGTACCCCCATGCGAGCCGAGACATGCTCCACTTGCCCCTGTCCTACAAGCTCGGAATACCGATCCAAAAACTCAAGTACCAAGTCAAGGACTCTCTGGCCCTCCTCTCAGGGTCATTCTTGTACAGCGGTCTCATATCCAAGAGGAACCCAATCAAGGGTGCCGTCAAGGAAAAGGGTCAAAAGAACACCGAGCGGGTCCTTGAACTTCTTCGAATTTCGAAACAAAATAAGACTCTGAACAATGTGAGACGGGCAGCCGTACCTCTTCTACGAAACGTAGTTCTAGGAAACCTCAAAAAGGCTCGGGTCAACGCCAAGCGAGTCAACAGCGTTATGAAAAAAATACATTAATAACATATGAAGGAGGTTTTCCTCTTGGCAGGTGTCCTTGTTATTCTGGCGTGTATACTCGTCTTACTGTTCAGAAGTAGAGAACGAGGATTCACGCGAGACGACGCCTCATGGGAGCATCCTCAAATAGTCAAGGATGTATTGACCCCTGATGAGTGTCAATACATCATAGAAAAGGCGAGCCCTATGTTTACACGGAGCACTGTTGTGGGTACCGAAGAGCCTGATGCGTCACGCACGAGTCAGACGGCCTGGATCTCCAAGACCGATCCCGTTGCCCAAAAAATCTTTGCAAAGGCTCTCGGTTTTACAGATAAAACGATTGCTGAATGTGAAGATCTTCAGGTGGTCAAGTACGAGCCAAACACGTACTACCGAGAACACCACGACTCGTGTTGTGACGGGTCTCCAGGATGTGTTGACTTTGAGAAGGAAGGGGGTCAACGGGTTGCGACCCTCCTTGTCTACTTGAACTCGGACTTCACTGACGGTGAAACTCACTTTCCCAATTTAGATCTAAAATTGAAGGCCGATCCAGGGTCGGCTATTCTTTTCCGCCCTCTCGGATCCGACGAAGCCAAGTGTCACCCCAAGGCGCTTCACGCCGGTCTGCCCATCTCCTCGGGGGTCAAGTACGTGTGTAACGCTTGGATACGTGAGAATAAATTTCGCGACTAATTTCAAATGAAATTGAACACGTGGACCGTCCTTGCAATTCTTTTTTTGCTTGCGTTTTTGCTCGCCCCCCGCGTTTCCGGCTTCCTGTACGATAGCGGCGGGGACTACAACGTTGTTTGGCCCCGGGCCTACAATAACTGGGTGAATTTAGACGGGTACATTGACGTGCCTACAGGGGCGGCCTGTTAGAAAAAACGTGAGGAGGGGCTGTCGCCCCGACCCGGGACACGTTTAAAAAACGTGTCCTGTCCAGCCCAAGGCGCACAGCGACACAGGTTAGTCAAGCAAAAGCTTCCAAAGACCTCCAAGTCGCCTCTAAGCCCCCAACACACACCCAAACTTCGTGTGCTCCCGGGCCCAGAGACGGCTCAACACACACTTAAGGCACACACACTCAAGTACACTAAGGACCAAATGGAGACCGGTGCTAACTTCACTGCCGCCATCAACGCCCTGGTCGGCGAGCGCGACCGCCACTTCCTCCTGCGCGTGGCTTCCGACTTCAACCTGCCGTTCGAGCAGCTCTCCAAGTTGTATCTGGAGACGGGTGCGACGGCGATCAAGTTGCCTCGCAAGTACACCAAGAAGCCCAAGGCGGTGGCGGTGGTGACCGAGGGCGAAGGTGCCCAGGTGCCCACTGCTGAGTCAGCAGCCCCCGCGGCTCCCAAGGAGCCCAAGGCCAAGGCTGAGAAGCAAAAGTGCACGGCTTGCACCTCAAAGAAGGAGCCGTGCAAGTTCAGCGCTCTGAAGGGCGAGGTGTTCTGCAAGCGCCACCTCCGCGCGGATCAGGAGGCCAAGGGCGAGGCTCCGCCCAAGGAAAAGGCGGCAAAGAAGCCCGCGGCAAAGGCTGAGCAGCCTGTGCACACGCACGCGCTGACTGAGAACGCGCAGGGCGAGTGCGAGCTGTGCGAGTCCCACGGCAACCCCCTGGCAACTGGTGAGGGTGAGTTCGAGGTGGTGCTGGGCACGGCCGGCTCCGCGCCGGTGAAGCCGCTGACCGTGGCTGAGCGCCTGGCGGCTATCCTGGACGATGCCGAGGAGGAGGACTCGGACGCCGAGTCCGAGGCGTACGCAGAGGTTGGCGGAATCACGGAGGAGGGGTTCGAGGAGGACGACTAAGCAGAGCGCGCGCGTGGTCGAGTTCACGGTGAAGATAGTCGAAGCCAGTAGGCCAGAGTTTATACAGTGTAATGAGCCACAACCCAGTTAACCCAATCCAAACAGCAAGCGTCTCCGTCTCCCTGTCTTCTATAGTGTAGAAGGGTGAAATAACCGTGCCCACAAACGACTCGTTCCTGTATATAGGTTCAAATACTTGCCCGAAAAAGGTGTCCTTTGATTCACACCCTCCTCGGGCAAGCCGTTCCATTTCCGTTAAAGCACATACCGTCTGATTCGTGACCCAGTGAAGCATAACAAAAGGTACAATCAGAAAGTGCAAAGACAAGAGATATTCTCCTCCAAAAAAGGGGGTCAAAAGAAGGAATATTCGTACCAATATGTGAATAATACGAATTATCCCTGCCAGCATTATTAAGTTCCTGATAAAAAAACGTGTTCAGTACAGCACAAGGCTCCTCTACACACCCATGAGCCAGATCTCGAAAATGTTCAAGCGCCCGACCATCAAGTGCGGCTTCCTGGCCCCTAAGCAATTTGTGACTGAAATTCGTCCAAACGGCACACGGTCGAGCACGTGGGTCACGGCAGCGCCCGTCACGGTCCTCATCCCGAACGGTACACCGGGCCGAGTCGGCGAAATTGTGGACCTGTTGTACAAGGGAATAGACTGTGTCCACCGGCCGGAAAAGACCGTGTGGACGCCCCCTATGGACTACGAGTTTGTGGCAAAGCACCTCCCCAAGGGGAGCCAAGAGGCGTACGTGGCCAAGTGTCGCGAGTGGCTTGAGGCCCACCCCAAACCGGTGCCAGTAGCGGCGGTCCAAAAAGGGCCGGAACCTGACCGCGAGCTCATCCAGGCGCTGTTCCGGAAGTATCCAGGGGCAGTTCCGCCGTTCGAGGAGCGCATCAAGGTGTACAAGGCGGCGGGGCATTCAGAGGAGTACATCAACAAGGCGATTGCGCGTCACCAGAAGCTCCAAGAAACGTCGGCGGAGCGCCAAAAGGCCCTCGACGAGATCTTCGGTAAGTGGCCCTCGGCGAACAAGGCGACTCCCAAACCCAAGGGCAAGGTGATCAAGGCGGTCGTCAAAAAGAGGACTTAGAGCACTTAAACGCGTGTAATAGTAATGGACAATGTTCCTCCAAAAAAGGTCATGTGGGCCGATATCCCCGATGACGCCCCGTTACCCGTCTGGCCCCCACCCGAGCCTCCCGTCATCGTCTCCAAGCACGGCATCAAGGTCCGGGTTCGGGAACCCGTCCCTCCCTCCCCACTTAAACAAAAACCGCCTGTAAAGAGCAAGTGATGTCTTGCGGAGTCTGTTGCGAGTCATTTAACAAGTCGAACCATGCACGCGTCAAATGTCCGTTTTGCGACTTTGATATGTGTACGGGCTGTACGGAGCGTTATTTGTGTGACACATCGGAGGATGCGCATTGTATGAATTGCCGAAAAGGGTGGACCCGTGAGACTCTCGTGGACAATTTCACACAAAAATTCGTTTCCCGAACCTACAAAGAGCGCCGCGAAAACCTTCTGTATGAGCGTGAAAAGAGCTTGATGCCTGCAACCCAGCCCTATGTAGAGATTGAAAAGGAGATTCGGTCCATTAAACCCGATATCGAAAAGCTTGATGCAAAGATCAACGAAGAAAGCGGGAAGTATTCCAAGATGGCGAACCAACCCTTGGGTGTTTTGGCCGTGGAGCACGGCCTCTCATCAGAGTTCCGAGCATCTATCGTGCGCCACAAGTTGGCGAATGAGCATCTCAAAGTGATCAATCATATACGTATGGACCGGGAACACCTCGTGTGGGTTCAAGACAGGCTCAGAGGGCACTTGGAGGGTGGGAGTGTCGAACAGGAAAAGCGTCAGTTTGTGCGGGCTTGCCCTTTTGCCGACTGTAAGGGCTTCCTAAGCACGGCGTGGAAGTGTGGTATGTGCGAGAACTGGACCTGTCCCGAGTGCCACGAGGTCAAGGGGCCGAACAAGGACACTGAGCACACGTGCAACCCTGACAACGTGGCAACGGCCAAGCTTCTGGCCAAGGACTCACGCAACTGCCCCAAGTGTGCCGCTATGATCTTCAAGATTAACGGGTGTGACCAGATGTATTGTACCCAGTGTCACACCGCCTTCAGCTGGCGCACGGGCCGTATCGAAAAGGGCACGATCCATAACCCCCATTACTACGAGTACGCCCGTGCCCATGGAGGACTGGCGCGGAACCCAGGTGACGTGCCCTGTGGCGGTCTCCCAGACTATTACGCTATCCGCGGTCTCCTGCGCTCTCTCCCTCAAAACGGCGAACAATACACTCTCATACTAAACGCACACAGGGCCTGGGGACACATGCAGTGGGTCGCTCACAGATACGAGGTAGTAAACCAGCTAAACGAAAACAGAGACTTGCGTATCAAGTTGATGATAGGGGACATACCTGAAGATGAGTTCAAGAAGAAGATTCAGCAGCGCGAAAAGGCCCGTCAGCGTAAGACGGACATCCACCAAGTTATCGATATGCTTCGGGCCGTGCTCATGGACCTGTTTCAGGACTTTGCCCATACCAAAAACACAGACACTTTGTACTTGTCACTGCGTGAGCTCCAGACGCACTATAACGAGACGCTCAACAAGGTTTCAAAGCGTTACAGTAACTGTGCCGTTCCCACACTCTATGGAAATTTCTCTGCGCACTGAGTAGGTAATGTGGCAGTGGATAGTCTTGATAGTCACTGCCATCGTTCTAATTTTACTACTAAATAGAGCAAGATCAAGTTTTCAGGGTGAAATACCCAAGATTATTTGGACGTATTGGGACGACCCAAACGTACCCCCTCTGACTCAAAAGTGTATAGAGAATTGGAAGCGTATGTGTCCGGACTATGAAGTGAAACTTTTAAACAAGTCGGACGTTCCAGATGACTATAAAGACCTCACACCCCAACGCCAATCTGACTGGCTTCGTGTAGAACGCCTCAAGACCCATGGCGGCATCTGGCTCGACGCAACAATTATACTTACCGAGTCTCTGGATTGGGTCCAAGGAAACGGAGAGGCTCTTCTGTTTTATCAAGAGGCCATGACGAAGAAAGAGGACTCTCCTATGTATGAGAGCTGGTTTATGGCGTCCGTTCCAAACGGAAAGTTTATTACGGCCCTATTTAACGAGTTTGACTTTGCTTGTAGAACCTTCAAAAATAACGGGTACGACTATGTAGAGTACCTCAAAAAGAATCACGGAGACAAAAAGATCACCGATATGCTTCAGCATATGTTCAAGGGTTTACTTGGGTACTTTACAATCTACATATGCATACAGAAGATCATAAAGATAGATGGAGTTGACGGGAAACTCGTGACTGGTCTCCCCGGTGAGAGCGGGCCCATTTTGTACCAGACGAAGCACCGCTGGAACCACAAGTACGTTATAGACGATCTCATAGGCCCGTGGCCGGCCGAAGGTGTGAATAAGCTCGTGAAACTCGTGGGGAACGACCGTAAAGAGCTTGAAAATCGTGACTGGCTGAACCCCCATCCCGAAAGTATTTTTGCAAAGTTTTTAATCTAGTCTAAAAATAGATGTGGCCATTCCTTGCACTGGTCCTTGGCGTTCTTATCATATGCATCATATGGCTCAAACGCCAAGAACCATTCACACTACAAGAAATACCAAAAATAGTATGGACCTATTGGGACTCTGACAAACTTCCCGAGTTTATTCAAAAGTCAATTGACAAGATGAAACAGATGAATTTTGGATGGGACATCCGCGTGCTCCACCCCGGGAACCTTCGCGAGTACCTCCCGGACACTGATATTTTTAGTTTCAAATTCGCAAACACAAAGCCGAGACAGTCTGACTTTGTCCGTCTCCACGTCCTTCCCAAGTACGGAGGGGTTTGGTGTGACGCGTCCGTAGTGCCTCAAACCTCGTTCGACTGGGTCATAGATGAGCAGAAGAAACGGGGCGTTGAGTTTATAGGGTACTATCGCGAGGGGGCAACGACCAAACCAGAGTACCCGGTCATAGAAAGCTGGTTCTTCGCCTGTGTACCAGGGTGTAATTTTGTTTCAAAATGGAGGGATGAGCTCGGGGTCATGAATACGCTTGACAAGGAGTCGGACTACAAGGACCATGTCACGTCTCGAGGGGTTGATATTCAGGACATACCTCAACCAGATTACCTGAACGTGTATCTCTCGGCCCAGGCTGTTATGCAGACTATGATGACCCCCGATGAGATTAAGAACAAACTTTACGTTCTCAAGGCGGAAGACGGTCCTTTCAAGCACTCTGTAGAGAGCGATTGGGACGAGCCAAAGTCTATGAAGTGGCTCTGTGATAAGCCGAAACACGAGCTCCCTGATCTTATAAAGGTATACGGGAACCAACGAAGTGCCGTAGAGGCGGATGAAACGCTCAAGTGCTCATACAAGATCTTCGACTAGACCCAAAAAACGTGTCCTGTACCACCCAAGACCCCAAGACCTACAACCTCTTCACCAAAACGTACAATGGCCTCCATTCTCTCCATCCTCAACCGTCTCGAGGCGACCAGCAGCCGTCTCGAGAAGGAGGCAATTTTGAACGAAAATAAGGGTAACCAGACGCTGAAGGATGCCTTCCGTCTGGCGCTCGACCCAAGTATCAACTTTTACATCAAGTCTATTCCCGAACTCCCGAAAGATCGCGTCTGGCCAATGACGGACCTCGAGTCGACCTTTGAGATGCTCGAGGTTGGCTTGGCCGGTCGGGTTATTCGCGGGAACTGGGCGCGTGAACGCCTGGCCTTGGCTCTTGGCGCCCTCGAAACCAGTGACCGTGAGGTCGTGCGCCGTGTACTCGGCCGGAACCTGCGGTGCGGCGTCAGCGAGTCAACGGTCCAGAAGATCTGGCCTGATCTGAAGCTCTCGTGGCCGTGTATGCTCGTAAGCACGGGTGAGATCACCTTCCCGTGTCTGGCTCAAACCAAGTGCGACGGTATGCGGTTCAACGCCGTCGTGGAAAACGGCAAAGTCACGTACCGGACTCGGGTCGGCAAGGAGCTTGAGCTGTTCGAGGCGCTCGATAAGGACGTGCTCGCTCTCACGGGAGGTCAGGACTACGTGCTTGACGGCGAGCTCCTGATGACGGGGCCCAACGGCGAGACTCTGGACCGCAAAACGGGCAACGGCCTCCTGACCAAGTTCCAAAAGGGCACGGGAACCCGGGGCCTGGCCCACCAAATACGGGCGGTCGTCTGGGACATTATCCCACTGACGAGCTTCCGGGCAGGCATATGCTGCAAGGGGTATCAGCAGCGGCACCTTATGCTCCGCGCCGAGAACCTGGAGCGTATCCGGATAGCACCCGTTTGTATGGTGACCTCTATGGAGGCGGCCCAGGCCCTGTACCAACAAAAGCTGGCGGAGGGCGAGGAGGGGCTGGTCCTCAAGAATCCCGAGGGCTATTGGGAGGATAAGCGGGTCAAGCACCAGGTCAAAATGAAGGCCGAGCTCGAGGCGGACCTGAAGGTCACGGGTATCATCCCGGGAACGGGCAAATATGAGGGCAAAATTGGGTCCCTCCAGGTCGAGTCCAAGGATGGCACCGTCAACACAGCAGTCGGCACCGGCCTAAGTGATGAGGACCGCGCAAAGGACCCCCGCGAATACCTGGGCAAGATCGTAGCCATCAAGTACAACGCGCTGATCACGGACAAGAAGACCAAGGCCAAGTCGCTCTTCCTCCCGGTGTTTATCGAAGTTCGGGAAGACAAGGTTGAAGCCGATACAATGTGACGTGTAATCAAACAAACTCTGTCCATTTTACAAAACCCCGTCCTTGCAAACTAATTACTAATTCGTTCGCATAGACCGAGTCGGTCCGCATACCCTTTTTAGGCCTTTTCAGG